AGATTTTCTAGAAAGAAATTCTTCTACATTTTCAACACCAAATTTATATTTTACATGTTCGGTAATTGTTTTCTTTAAAGTCGAAAAAGATACCAAATAATGATTAGATTTTGATAAATTTCCAAAAATATCCTTAACTTCTGGTGATGTTATTCTTTTGACTAGAGAATTTGCCACTCTAAATACCTTATAAGGGTTCTACATTATTAAGTATTTAGATGGCATATAAAGGAAAATTTCAACCATCCTTTCCTAAAAAATATAAAGGAAATCCATCGAATATAATTTATCGTTCTCTATGGGAGCGAAAGTTTATGGTTTACTGCGATAAGAATGAAAATATTTTAGAGTGGGGTAGTGAAGAAATTGCTCTACCATATCGATCACCATTAGATAATAGAGTTCATCGTTACTTTCCAGACTTTTACATCAAAGTCAGAGAAACTAATGGTGTGATTAAAAAAATGTTGATTGAAGTAAAACCTTTTAAACAAACACTTGAACCAAAGGTTCAACAGAAAAAAACAAAAGGTTATATTTATGAAGTAAAGGAATATGTAAGAAATCAGGCAAAATGGGAAGCTGCAAAAGAATGGTGTCTTGATCGTGGTTATGAGTTTAAAGTATTAACTGAGAATGAATTGTTTTAATTATAAATAATGGTATATTACTAAAATATAAAAATGAGTGAATATTATACATACGCCTATTTGCAAAATGATGGGTCTCCATATTATATCGGAAAAGGAAAAGGAGATAGATTATACGATCATAGAGGTAAAAATTGTAACCCACCAAAAGATAAAAGTAGAATAATCAAACTAAAGCAAAATATAACTGAAGAAGAGGCATTTAAACACGAAATCTATATGATTTCTATATTTGGTAAAAAGTGCGATAATACAGGAATTTTAATGAATATTGCAGATGGTGGTAATGCTCCTCCTAAGATGTATGGAGATAATAGTCCAACAAAAAGACCAGAAGTTAAGGCAAAAATTAGTGCTGCAAATAAAATAAGTTTAAAAGGAAAGAAAATCCCAGAGGAAGTAAGAAAAAAGCAATCAAATACTTGGAAAGAAAAATTAAAAAATAATCCAAGACCTATGTCATATTATACTGAAAATTTGAAGAAAATGGCAGAAAGAAATCGTAATGATAAAGAGAAGCATAGAAGACATAGTGAAATGATGAAAGGCAGACCAAGTGCCAACAGAAAACCTGTCATTTATAATGGAAAAATCTATGCATCTATGACTGAAACCATAGAAAAGACAAAACTATCTCGTTATCTTATCTTAAAAAATGGTGGAATGTTTGTTGATAAAGAAGGTATCAAGTAATGGCAAAACGCACCATTAGAAAAGGTGGTAGAATTGGAAAAGGATATAATTATGTTCTACAAACCGGTGAAGTAACTTATAGCAGTGATCCTAATATTAAAGTAGGATCTAATGTTTATGAAAAAAATATAAAAAAAGATCCTAGGGAAAAAAGACCCACAAGTGATTCTAGTAATAGAGTTAGAAATATTGTAAATGAACTAATAGGAACAGAAGATCCTGAAGATTTGATGATGAAAATAATGGAAACACTTGATCCAAGTGGATTCATTCCATCTCCTGGAAAATTGTATACCTTTGTTTATAATGCAAAAACTCCTGGAATAGTATATGACCAACATCCATTAATACTTGCAGATAATGTATACGACTTTGGTTTTGATGGATATAACTTTCATTGGGCAAAACCAAGGAGATATACATGGAATGAAGTCATAGGACAATTATATGAAGTTCAAAGAGAAGAACTCACAGATATGAGAAGGATTCCATATGCCAAATTCCTTCTAAATAGTTAGAAAACTATAATGTCTAAAGTACATAGATATCCATTAAAGGCATTTACTTCAAAAACTGATTATTTGCAAATCAATATTGTAAACTATAAACCTTTAGGACAAAAATTTAATAATATAAATATATCCTCAAGTCCCAAAGACGAGAATGGTACAGAAATATTAAAAGAAAACACGAGCATCACAAAACTTACAAGGTCTCCACAAGAAGGATTTAGAAGAATAAATCCAAAATTAGTAAAAGAAATTATACTTCTACCAATGCCATCAAGTTTGCAAGATGGAAATAGAGTTGATTATGGCGCAAGTAGTCTTAATAGCATTTCTAGTGGTGTTCTTTCTTTTGCTTTGGGTGCGGGAAAATCTGTAAACAGTCTAAACATAAATGATATTATTAATAACATAACCGAGGTAAGCAAAAAAAGTTTTGCTCAAACAGGATTGAATCTTGAGAATGCTTCAGACATTATAAATAAACAACTTGCTGCAAGTATTGCCAATTCTCTTGGTTCAAATGTAGATTTTAATCAAATTCAATCAAGAACTGATGGAAAAGTTTTTAATCCTAATATGGAATTATTATTTAATGGTCCAGCATTAAGAGAATTTCAATTTCAGTTTCAATTAACTCCAAGAAATCGAAAAGAATCTATTGAAATAAGAAATATTATACGTTCATTAAAAAAGAACATGGCGCCAAAAGCAGGTAAAGACGCAACATTATATTTAGAAACACCAAACGTTTTTGAATTAATCTATAGACAAGGATCGAAAGAACATTCTTTTTTGAATAAATTTAAGCAGTGTTTTCTGACCAATTTATCTGTTGACTACACATCATCAGGCAATTACTCAACTTATGGCGATGGAACACCAGTTTCCACATCAATTTCATTATCATTTCAAGAACTCGAACCAATTTATGATATTGATTATGACGATACAACAGCAGGAACAGGAGTAGGATACTAAAATGGGTTATTTTAGAGAATTACCAAATCTAGCATATCAATCATTTCTTTCTGATAGCAACTCTTCTCAAAATTATTTGATTGTTAAAAACTTTTTTAGAAGATGTAGATTTCGTGATGATCTTCAAAATGTATTTACGATATTTGACAAATATGAAATACCAGAGGGTTCAAGACCAGACACTGTAGCAGAAGAATTTTATGGAGACTCCCAACTCGATTGGGTTGTTACGATGACTGCAGGAATTATTAATGTCAGAGATGAATGGCCTCTTTCAAATAAAAATCTTTATGAATATGCATTTAAATTACATGGCAATAATTTGAATGAGATTCATCATTATGAAACCAAAGAAATAAGAGATTCTAAAAGTAATATTATTTTGCCATCTGGAAAAGTTGTTAATGGTGGTAATAATAATTCAACAAAATTTAAGATTTATTATACCGATAATAATAAAACATACACAAACGATACTGAACACACAACATCAGAAAAAATTGCTGACCCCTTTATTGGAATCAGCAACTGGGAATATGAAGTTAGAAAAAATGATAAAAAAAGTCTAATATATTTACTGAAAAGATCATATCTTCAACAATTTTTAAATGATATGAGAATAGAAATGACTTATTCCACATCATCTCAGTACATAACAGAAAATCTGGCACGTACTGAGAATACTAGAGTTACTTCTCCCTAATCAATCTTCGGCAAGTCGTGCAAAGTAAGACATTGCATCATCGTCCTCATCTTCAGTCATTTTAGAAGAACTCAGACTATCAAGTTCATCTTTGAGTGATTGGGGAACAGAAGGTGCTACATCTCCACGATTCTGCTGACGAAACTCTTCTTCTTCCTCGATTGTTTCTTGATCTTGGAAACGAGGAGTGCCCTTATTACCGAGCACATAATCCATACGCTTCTTCAAGTCATCATAAGACTTGAATTGATCGGGAGCAACAAAGTCTTGGAGAGAATATTCTTTCTTCCAAATCGCTTCCATTGCATCGTCATCGTCCAGCAGTGCTTCTTGACGGGCAAACTCTGAAGAGTCATAGTTACGATAACCAGCAACGTTCTTTGCCTTCAGTTTGAAGTTGGCACCTTGCCAGAAGTCAAAAGGATCGATCGCTTCTTCATCCTCAAACTCAGGTTGCATTGCGGCAGTGATCTTGTCAAAGATCTTCTTACCAAACTTATACAGGAAGACTTTACCTTCGTTCTCGGGGTTGGCAGGATCTTTCACCACATAGATGTTGCTGATGTAGGTGAGTTTACGCTTCTGCTTACGTGCCTGATCTTTGCCAGCATCGGTGCCATTGTTCCACAGCATCGTGTTGTATTCAGACACAGGATCTTTTTGATTCATGGTGGTGAGAGAGTTCTCAATATACCAACCACCAGGACCTTGGAATGCGTGCGAATAGAGTTTCACAAACGGCAGATCTTCGCCGTCAGGAGCAGGAAGGAAACGGATTACGGCATAACCATTACCGCTCTTATCGCATTCGAGTTTCCACAGACGCTCATCACCTGAAGCGTTTGCATTACTCATTTTTTCGACTTCTTTGACCAGTTTGGCGGTCAGAGAGCCCAGTTTGGATTGCTTTTTAAGATCAGCAAAAGACATTCGGATTACCTCGGATTTTTTGGATTTGTCGGGTTTGTTGGATCGACTTGGATAGTATAACAGCGTTGCCCTCAGGTGTCAAGACTTTCTCTGAGAGAGTCAATGGTTTTACCAAAAGTATTGAAAAGATAGTTCATGTCAGTGTCTGGGGAAAACCCCATAAGTGTCATGGATTTTTGAAGATTTTTCTTCATCTCCAATGCTTTTGGATCGTCTGATAATGACAGACGAGCATACATAACTTTTTGTTTTTCTAATAATGTAGATAGTTTGTCAACATGTTCCACTTGTTCAGTTTTACTCATATGAGGAAATTTCATAATATTGAGATAGATTTCCTCTTGAAGTTTATTAATCTCACGGAGTTCTTCCATGACGATTTCTGACTCGAAAAAATCACTCATCTACAATCTGCCTCAAAATCTTTTTATAACGGAACATATCAATATTTA